GTAAAATCTGTTGCAACATGCATAAAATATGCTTCATCTTCAAAAGACGCTACGGTATTTCCGTATACTCCAAATCTTAAATAAGCTACATTGAAACCATTGCCTGTATTTGCTACATAACTTGTCGGAGCTTCAAACTCTAAATCGTGTGCAAAATATGAACCTGCCGGCGAAGAAATTGCCGGTAATACAACTTCTGAACACATTGCAGCCGCTAATCCGCCGCCTGCGTCTCCAGTTGCACCACTATAAGCAATTCGTCCTACAATAGCATTCGCCCATGATCCGGTTTGTACAGCAGAAGCAATATTAACTCTTAAAGCTTCTAATATAGCCGCACCATCTCCGGTATGAGTTTGTGAAATTTTTACTGATCGTTCAGTCCCGGAGGTTGTTGCTCTAGTAGTAACCACATCAACGATATCCTCTGATTCGTCCCATTTCCAATAATTCCCTGATGTAGCTCCGTACATTGTAACATCATAACCGGTATCATCTTCACCGAAATTAACTATACCGCCAAATGTAGTTGTGCCGGTTGTAATAAGGGCTGAAATTGTTTTATTGTAGAGCGTTACTTCGCCCCAATCAATATAACGCTTTACCGTTCTAACATTACCTAAAGTTTTCAAGTCCTTTTTATCTCTTGCTGATGTTTGTGCGTTTACAATGCAAGGTATAACAATTGTAATCGCCAACAGCAATATGAATATTTTTCTAAACATAAAAATACCTCACATTAATAATTATTTAAGAAGCTTCGCCTTCTCTTTATCTAAAGCCTCTCGTTCCTTCTTCAATGCTTCTCGTTCGTCTTGTAGTTCTTTTTCTTCTTTTGCTTTTTGTTTATCCCATTCATTTTTTTCATCATCAGATTTTTTCTTGCTATCAGTATCAGCAAAAGTATATCTTCCATTTTCTCGCCGTGCCTCATCCGTCCAGAAAGCAGTATTAGGAACGGTATAAACATTATCAGGAAACATCATATATCCCTTGTGAGATACATCAAGTTCATTGCCAAAATCATCACGCTTAATCACTGATTCTTTTAGCTTAATCTTGACGGTAGGAATGCCCTTCTGTACTAAAATACTTTCAGCACGACCGCCTTGTCCCGGATATAATTTATCCGCTTTTTGTTTGTTTTTTTCATCTTTAGTCATTTTATTTACTCCAATTTAGTTTAATTTATGCGACAATATCTAATGCACCGATAGCGTCTTGATCTATGATACTGAAATTAACACGAATACTAATTACAGCGTCAACGGTCTGTTTCTGAATTATATTTTGAGTTTCTGTCATTATCATTGTTTCATTTGATACAATATCGATTGCTCTTGCTCTGTCAACGCCTAAAAATAAATCAGCAGTTAAAGCAGAACGATCATACATCTTACCAGGAGGCAAAGGAATACCAATCTCAGCCTTTTGAGCTGCGGGATTAGTCATATCACTTAATGATTCCCAATACTTTCTCATGTATGTCTTGCGACCGATAAACTTATCAAGCTGGTAGGCTTCTGGTAAACAAGAAGAAAATGCAATAATATCAGTCTTGTCAATTTCGCCAGAAGTATTTGCTGAAACAGTTTGATCCGATTCTAAACCGTTAGAATTTCCATCGCCATTCAAAAGAACAGAAATCATTCTATCAGTAATATCTAATTTGATCTGCTGCCCTATTCTGTCAAAAACTTTTGTTTTTAACTGAGCTAATGAAGTGAAATACCATGATTCATAATCAAATTCAAGTATCCGACCGTATTTAATCAAGTCAATTTCATTCTGCGAAACAACGACTTGGCTTCTTGCAAATTCAGAACCTCTAACAGTTCTTGCCAGACTACGACTTGCTGCAGTGTCTTCTAAGTATATTGTCTTATATTTTAATCCGGTAATTGTTTGTCTACCAGCAACAAATTCCTCCCAAATACCATCACGAATTGCAGAAGCATAAATTTCTTGCTGGATATATTCGGGAAAAAGAATTGCAATATCTGAGGATTGATAAAACTTTTCTACAGTCGATGTTTGACTGCCACGATAAATAATATCGTGTAAATTAAGAAGTTTTTCAAATGTAGTTAGCGGGACTTCTTCACCAGCATTTCGATAACTCTGTTTAATTTGTTTTACTTCATACAGAGTCTTATTTTTAAACACATCAGTTTCTACCTGAGCATCTTTTTCAATTGCAAGATTTTCAAGTAACTGATTGAAACCCTGACCGTTTGCTGCCGCTGTTTTATACATTCCCGGTTCTAATTTCAAATCTTTTAAATCCATAACATTATTTCCTTATTAAATGATTTAACTAAGTAATTGAATTGAATATATGTTATGAATGTAGTTTAAATGTAGTATTTGGAATGTATTATAAAGCGACTATTAATTTGTCGGTTGTGGGATCATCAATAGAAATGATTTTGCCACGTCCGCCAGTGGTGACACCAGCAACTAATTTGGCTGTTGCTCCACTTGATTGTATTTGTTCACCTAAAGAAGGATCACCTGTATATGCTAATTCTACAAATCGAGGACACTGACAAACAGTTCCTTCATAATCAACATAACCGAACCATCTTACTGTACAAACATAAGTATAAGTTTGATCTTCTTCACAAGCTATAATTTTACCTTCAGGAATTTCGCCGCTTCCCGATTCGGTAATTTGTTTATTTGCAGCCGTAGTCATTTTAACATGTACATTTTCAAGTGGATTACCTGCTGCTTTTAATGCGTCTAAAATGGTAACCAAATTAGCATCAGGATAAAAACCGACATCCTGTTGATTTCCAATATCGCCACCGAAATATTCTTCAAAAGCCATTTTATTACTCCATATTTAATTATAAAATACTCTGATTTTTTCTAATAACTTTTTTCTTAGTGTCTTCTTTATTGTCTTTTTCAATGTCTTCATCTTCTGTCGGTACTTGAGGTTTTGCCGGAAACTTTTCATCATAACTTTTTTTAGCACGAGCAACCCAATCTTTCAATTGTTCAATGTTAAAAAGTTTTAAAGAATCTCGAACAGCTTCCTCATCTTCCTCTTTAATCGTTCCGGTTTCAATAGAATATTTAATGTACTCATCTTGCAAGTCTTTTACATATTGCTCATTAACTGCTTGCAATTCTTTGAGTGCTTTTTCATCGAATTCATCACCAAAAATAACTTTGTATTTCTTTAGCTCATTTTCAAGCTTTTCGTTTTTCTTTTCAGCGTCTTCGATATGAGTTTTAACGGCTAAATCTATTTCCGGTAACAAAGAAGTGAAATCGTCTTCATCATATTCTTTTGTAAAACCAATTGAATTAAGAATAACTTTCATGTTACTGCTCCTTTTCAAAAATGATATATCTTTATCTAAACCTAAATTCTTAATATATTTTTGATATGGTTTAATTAATACTTGTTTTTCTTTTAATGTTTTACCTTCAAAAGTTGTTAGTAATTCTCTGAGCTTCGCCAAATTAAGCTCACCCTTGTTATAGGTGAAAGATGTTCCTATTAATTTCTTACCTTCACAGAAAGTAAAACCGCCATCCTTTGTTTTACTGAATCGGATAAAATTACCGCCATCAAATATAATCTCATCTAATCCCTTGCAAAGTTTTTTAATTTCAACATCCTTAATAGAATCTAAAAACAACCAATTATTAATACCTGCATCCGAAAGCTTGCTTTTATCGAAGTCAGACTTATTATTTGCAGCTTTACCATGTTGAGCGCCATATTGTGAACCTAAATATACCCGCGAAAATTCCCTTGTCTCGCTGTTAGAGTCTTTAGTATTTGCATATTCCCACCAAAGAATCTCACTTTTATCATTTTTATATGTTGCTATTGCAGGACAATAAAAACCAATACTTGTAAAACCATCAACGCCTATTTTGATTTTATCAATGGCAATTCTCATTTCTTCGGAAATATCAACCATGTAGTATTTAATAGTACAGAAATAAATCCCGTTATCAATTTCTTCAATTAACTTTAAATGATCTTTTAGATTCTTTTCTCTGGTCTTGCCGATTAATTCTAATGCATCATTAACATCGAATTTTACTAAACTACTATCAAATATTTTACCGTCTCTATCCGCTCCCCAGTGATCTTTTAAAATAGGTTTCCCTATAGCCGTATCAGTGAAATTTTTTAGTATAGGATAAGAGAATCGCTCATTATCTCGATCTACAATATTATTTGCACCGTAAGGATTAAATACCGTTATTTTGTCTTTGTCATAATCATTAGGCGCTAACATTTGTTTACGAATCAACTCATATTCCGAATCTGTTGGCGGCCCTACTGCAATTTTTGTTAATTGAAATTGTTTATACGCAATCATTATAAACCTCTTTTATTTAGTTCCAACAAATCCACTGCCATCATGTTTTTTGCGTGTCATTGTAGATATAAACTTTTTTCCCTCGTCTCCCTCAATTGTCTTTTCAGTTTTTTTAGCTTTTCTTTTACCTTTTCTGTAAATTCTTTTTGCTTCTGCCTCACTTAATCCTTTTCCGGCGTCTACTTCAACACCGTCAATAATAAAAGTTGCCATTACGTTACTCCTTTTCTAAAAATTGTTTTATTTCTTCATCTGTTAATTGCTGTGCATAAAATACTTCTTGATTCCAGTCGATAGGTCGTTTTCGACCATATCCAAACGACCACGCTGTAAAAATATCTTTGAATGTTGTTTGCCATACACGCTCAGGAAACTGAGCCATTTCTTTATTCATATTAGCTTTATTTAATCGACTAATAAACTCAGGTAGAAACTCATTGTTTACGAAAACAAACGATTGTTCAGCCCATTCAGGCGAATAAGATACATCGCCATAACCGTAACAAATCGAATGCTTTTTCCCAAATTCAATCGCTTTATCTAATCCATATACAAGACAGTCATGTTCAATATAGCAGTAATGCATATTATTAGAATAAGCGTATTGAGCGGCTATTGCCATACCTGCAAAACTATCGTGATGTTTTTTAAATTCGTGCTGTTGCCCGTAAACATAAATTGTTTTATCCTCGACTAATGGATAAATTGTATTATTTGTATCTGATATATAAATAAAATTAATATAATCGTTAATCTGTTTTCGTATGTGTTGAAATCTAACATTTACTAAATATCTTTCTTCGTAGAAACGTTTTGACCATTCTATTTTTCGCTCTTTATTTGAATGCCATGTACAGGAAATTAATGTTCGCATATTAGTTCCCAAAAATTATTAGTGCTTAATATAACAGAATCATTTTGTGATGAAAAATGAGTAACAGCACTATAAACAGAATTCCATAACCAATCATCGCCACATATTTTAGCGTTTGGAAACATTAAATATGATTGTCTAATATCACTAAAAACATCGTCATATTCATGCGAGGCATCAATATAAACAAGTCTAACTTTATGTACGAAAGGATAACTCCAAGAAGCAAACTCTTTTGTCGTACCCTTAAATATTTGTATCCGGTCTCGGTATTCCCACAAGTTAACAAGAAATGTTTCGTACATATCTGGAATTAACTTTGCTAAATCTGGCTTTTCTTGATGTTCTTCTGATCCCTTAAAATGATCAACTGTAATAATTTGAGCTTTGCTATTCTCTGCTAAAAATTTAGTTGTCATTCCGTAATAAGTTCCGAGTTCGACTATAATATCATCTTCGGTAAAATCTTCACATAATCGTTTTAATTCAATCTTGTTTTCTTTATTTAGAGCACCGATTAAGTTTTCTTTTATCGATGGTTTCTCGTTTGGGAATCTTATTAGATTATCCATTGTTTAATTTACCTGTCTTTTCTAACATGTCAATGAAATATCTATTTTCTTCTTGTACTACTTTATTATCTCTATTCTTTAACTTAAAAATATTATAAAAATCTCTTTTGCCGCTTCCATCATAAGCATAGAAATTATACTTTTTTAAATCATAGTCTAAAATTTCAATATCATACTTTTCAGGATGTTCATAAATATCAGATCCGGGTAATGGGATAAAATGAGTACATGCAACTAAATCAAAAGGACAATGTTTAATAGCGTCACAATTTATTTTAATTGTTTCCGGTGTTTGTCCTGGTGTACCGATCATAAATAACATTCTCGTTTTTATTCCAACCGTTTTACATATTTCTAAAGCTTTATAATTGTGAAATGCATTAGTACCCTTATTCAACATATTCAAAACATTATCATCGAAACTTTCAATTCCAAAACTTATTTCTCTACAACCGGATTCTTTTAAGGCAATCGCCATTTCATAAGTAAATGGTTTTACTCTTGCACTAATACGAAAAGCTATATCCAACAACTTTACTTTCTCACAAAATTCTAATACTCTATTTTTGCTTATTATAAAATTATCATCTGCAATTCTGAATTGTCTAATATTATACTTTTCAATAATCTGTTCTATTTCCTCAATAACACTATCGATTTTTCTTAATCGTACCCAGCTATTTAATTTAGGCGCTGCACAAAAAGAACAATGACATCCACAACCTCGATTTGTCAATATTTGAGCACTTCCACCTTCAAAATAATTCTTATTGTTACCGAAGATATTCCCGCCTTGATCATTGATTAAATGTCTTGCCGGAAATGGAAGCTTATTAACATTAACCTGTTCGCCCAAATAAAACGGTTGTTTCTCTTTATCATTAGAAAGTTATTTATTGTTATTTCGCCTTCGCCGATCATTATCGAATCAACCCAATCATAATCAACATACTGCGGTGTTACCGTTCCCATTCCGCCAAGTATTGTTTTGCTGTTAGGGTACTTCTCTTTAATTCTTTTAGCGAATTCATTAGCCTGTGGTAATTGTAAACTTGTACATGTTATTCCGTAATTGCCCGCTTCTGGCAAATTACTTATAGCCTGTTCAGTCGTATAATTAGCATAGTTTTTTACCTGTACATCTTTTAAACAAGCTGCAATATAAAGTATTCCTAAAGGTACTTGAGCATTAGGTTGTTTTAAATGCTCTGCTGGTAGATTTATAAGAACTAAGTTCATTTAAAATATCGACTGTTCACAGTTATGATTTTGTTCTATGTATTTATCAAAATTATTTAGAACAACGTAATAGTCCATTGTATCAAATAAATCAATTTCCCAAGTTGTTAATCCATATTTCTCTAAAACAACTTTAATATAAATTTGTGTTTTCGTAGGAATACGTAATCCACGATCAAATATACCGTCTGTTATTGGTAAATCATATAACCATTCTTTAAAAGTTCTCCACTTTCTTCTATTTCTACATCGCTCTTCATATTCTTGTTGTATTTTAATATCCTCATCAAATAATAAATCTGTTATCTTAAAAAACGGTTTATTATTTTTTATAGCATCTCTAATACTATCAAGAGCAACCTGAAATTTATCTTCATCATCCTCAAATGGATTTCCCCAGTAGTTATCTAAACTATGCATCTCTTTAATTTCATCTATTATCTTCAATGCCTTTGTTGTTTCCATTATTCTTTTCCTTATTGTTTAATATTACTTCAATGTTTTTTATTATTTAATATCTAATGCTTCAATCGCTTCGGAAGATGCATAATGAATCCCGTCTTTTAAGGTAGTAATTTCTATAAATTCATCTTTAAATTCTGCTTCAGTTAATGTTAATATTGTTCCTTCTTGAGGTCGATAACATTTATTTGTCGATGAGTCAACAAAATAAGAATATTTATCACCTGCCATAAGATGTTTAGTATTTTCATCAACTTCAAATTCTTTACCTATTAATAAAAGAAGTTTTTCGTTATCTGTTCCCATTTAATATCTCCTGAATGTTTTTTATTATATTATCAATCGTACTATCCTTTAATTGCAAATACTTATGTTTATTTCTCGTAATTGGAAACCAGTTAAAATTCCTGAAATCCCATACAATCATCTTCGTATTGCAACAGCCCGCTATATGTGCCAGTCCTGAATCAACTCCCAAATACAAAGTACTATCGTTAATCAAGTCAACAATCTGAGATAATGATAGCTTGTTTCTATAATCGATTATATTAGTTAATCCAATATTTTCATGCTTGAATTTTTCATCATTACCTATTAAAACAATATCATACTCTTTTAAATATCTTAACAATTCCTTAAATACTTCAAAATTCATATTTTTAAATGATGTATCATTATCTACATTTCTTGGATGTAATATAATTCGTTTTTTAGGTTTAAATTTAACGTCTAATGGTTTAAACCAAAGTTCAGGATAGTAACCCATCTTGTTATAAGCCTTGACTTCATTAGTCAATGAAAACCAATAAACGCCCTTTGGTGTCCCCTTACTTTCGCCATCCTGAACATCGCTCCAGAATATTTTATCCGGATTAAGTAATTGTTTTATTCCTTCAACCGTCATTCGCTCTGTTAAAAAATATACTGTTTCTTTCGGATTAAATTGTAAGTACATTCTTTTCAGGAAATTACTATAAACACTATCACCTAAAGCTTTTCCCATAATCGTAAAAACTGTTATCGTATCAGGTCGATATAATTCACCTTTTGAAACTATCGTATAACATGAAGGACATTCAAAGTTTCTATCTTCGTGAATATCCATTGTACCCCTGCCAACATCAATATATTTGTTGCATTTTATACAGGTATATGAGTTTAGGTTACTTATCATATTTATAGTTTATGGTATAAAGTTTCTTGGCGCTGGAATACTGCCGCCGATTAATGGATTGTTTGTTAAATCTGGTCTTAATGCTTGTACATCTTCGAGACTGTAAGGTCTATCATAAGGCGTTGAACGATTCCACGATCTCATTACTGCAGTGCCATCCGTTAAGTATCTTGGAAACTTAAAGCACATGCAATGCGGGTGAGTTGAACTTACTGGCTCTGGGCCCTCTCCTAATCGCCACATCAGCCCATCAAAACCTTGACAAATTTCACAAGCATTTAAAGCAGCGCTCCAAACCTCATATTGTACCTTTGATGCAATACTTTGAGCTTTAAAAGCTGAGTTCATAGCCAGTACAGATTCACTTCTTGTAATTCGCCTCCAATACCAAAGTTTTCCCTTTCCCACTTTCTTATGAAGATATCCGCCCATTGTGTAAGGGTCTTTTCCCTCTTTAACCATCTGCACTAAAGTTTGATATGTGTCTTGAAAATAGTCATTTGCTAATTGTGTAGAAATCCGTTTCCCGCCCTTGTCTATCATTTTCTTTAGGTATACATTATCAAGTACCGGAGCAATACGACTTGACATAATAGTATTTAATAAACCTTCGTCTAAATCATCAGGTAAAGAATCAAGTATATCCTGAAATACATATTCTGTAGTCGCTGAGAACTGATTTAAAATGTAATATTGAAACAAAGATAAATCATCAAGACTTACTTTTTTAATTAAATCTTTTTTGCCTGTGAAATCCTCTGATAGTTCATTTACTATTCGCTTATAAGCATTTTTCTTTTTAGCGTTTAATTCAATAGTCGATAATTCAGGATACTCATAATCAAAATCAGATATTACCCTTTCAATTTCATCTATATTCGGAAGCCCGAAAAGTTTCAAAGTATCAATCTCAAATTCAACTATTTTCTTAGCAAACGATGTAAACATTTTTTCAAGTAATACATTATTTCTTTTTCGTCTATGTTTACGCTGTGATAATTCAACCTCAATATCAGAAGCTGTAATTATCTTAATGCCAGATTTTAATAAAGCTTTGTCAAAGAACAATTCTGGATTAAAGTTATACCCGATATTGTCATTGGGTATTAATCCGTATAAGCTGAAAGGATCATTATGTAATTCACACATTATATTTTAATACCTGCCAATTCAAGTACTCCTACAGTAAATTCTCTGTATCTACAAAACTTTGAGTGTTCACTTAAATCTATTGCTTTAGTATTACATTCACATAATTCTTTTCTTAGTTCATTCCATAAATGACAAGATAAGTCTTTTCCTATCTGTTTACCGATTATTTCTAAATAATCACTCTTAACCTTTTTCTTATTGTTTTCAATACTACTTGAAATAGTCCACATTTTTTCTTTTAATTCATTTAGTTCTGTATATACTTCAAGAATATGTTTATTCAATATGCTCAAGTAATCAATAATATTTTTATCCTTCATTGTATTTATCCTATCGTTTAAATTGTAATGTTATAATTTTAATTTATCCCCACTAAATCACTCTCAACTTTAGCCGTGCCATTACCGTTCTTAATATTCTTGGAAATAGCAATCAATTGTTTTAAAGTGCTTCTATCACTTAACTTTCTGATTAAATCTGCATTTCCCAATTTTACAACCGTCTCAGGTGAAAGTATGCCGTTTTCTAATATCTCCTGTCTTACAATATCCTCGTTAATTAAATTGTTTGTAAATAGTTCAATCAATGCCTTGACAAGATTAAGCTTAGTCTGTGCATCTAAGAATCTGGCTCTTGCCGTCTCAACTTCATCCATCAAACTAACAGCATCCCATCCTAATTCAAATGGAATATTGAATTTCTTATTTAAAACTAAGTGTCGTTTGACTATTGGTACAATAATCGAAGTTAATACATCCCTTATATCATCAATTCTTTTAGAAATTATATCCGCTTGATGAGTACTAATTTTGAAACCAGTACTGCCAGTTGTATACAGACCAATTAAGAAACCAGGTACTCCAGAGGCACTTTCTATCTGTGAATGAATAGTTTTAATTGGTATTTCTAAATCCATCAAGACAGCATCAGAGCCGATGGTTTTAATACTTATCTTAACACCGGGAGGAACAGGAACGCTAACATCGGCAACCTGACCAGCGTATCGTTGTTGAAATAAGTTCTTCATTGCTGCTTCGGCTCCATCAGCTACCTCTTCAATATCGCCTTCTGTTAATCTCGCTTCTTTGTCAACATCAAATTCAATCCAGAATGAAGGATCTCCCATCCTAAAAACAGAATTTTGAATTGATTGCAATATCCTGAAATAAATTTGAGATACAAAAGGCACACTATCAAACAATGAATATCCGTACATCTTACCATTGCGAACATCATTAGCCATATAGTATATTAACTCTTGATTTAATATCCTTTGTGTTTGTATAGCCGTATTATCAACATAGCCAAATTCATACTCACCGGTAACATCATTTTTAATAAATCTCAAGTACTCAATCGGGATAACATTTATCCGTTCAACTCCGCTATTAGTCTCGCTTATTATTTCCTCACACCATGACGATCCCTTAATTAAATAAGTATCAACCATTTGCTTATTAAAATTCGTAATGCCTTTGAATAAATCATTGACTCTAACATTCTCTAAAAAGTCAACGATAAACTTTCGAGTGCTTTCATTCTCACACTCTACTTCAAAGTTTCCTAACAAATTACAATAAAATTGAATAGATCTATTTACAACAGGAATACCCGATCTTATCCGTTCAAACACTTTATATTTTAAATAGTAATATCCCTTATCTTCTGTAAGGTCTTGCGAAAACTGACTATCATCTGTTTTTCTCATTATGGTAGTGGTTCGATGACGATCCTTTGAGAAAAAGCCAGTTTGTTTTATTTCTTGCTGGACACCTTTGAAAAATCTATTAAATATACTCATGTTTTACCTGTTCATTACTCTTGGTTTTACTTTAAATGGTGAATACGGATAATAAGTTAATGCTAAACTATCACCATAATCAGGTGAACGTTTCAAACGTTCTTTTATATCTTCTTTTTTCTCTAATCGAATTCGTCCTTGACTGTCAACATCAAATAACGGCTCTGTTAAATCTTCTACCAATTCAGGAATCGGAGGTAATGCCAAATCAATCTCATGTTCAGGATTTAATGCATCCCTAATAGCCCACCAGCAATAAGCCCGCATCGAGTTAAATGTTCGCTCCCCTGTAACGTCCCTTAACATCTTAGCACTATGAGAAAATTTTGCACTAACTGAATTTTGATTTAATTCATTCAACCTGCTATGAACTCCTGCACCCTCTCCGATTGTATCTATAAAAGCCAATCCGCCTAAACTCCCTAATTCATTCTTAACATTGCCAGCCGTTACCATATGATCGCTTTTCAAAAACTTTCTCATTTGATTGACATGATTATCATATCTATAACAAAATACCGTTGCATCTCGACCTTCACCCGCAACATCAACACCTAATCTTAATTTATTACCCATTACAAAACCGTTATTATTTCGTTCCTTCCATCGCTCAACAGCCGCCTCTACCCATCTTAAAGGAATTAATTGATCTTCGCCCTCCAGTGGGAACTCTCCAAGCACCTTAACGCAAAATCTGTCATTCGGTCGATACCATTGACCTTCAAATTTAAAGTCGTGGTTTTCTCTTTTTGCATCCTGTTCCTCAATCGGTTCACACCAATTTTCAACCTTATCTTTTACCCATGGATAATCAACCTGACCAGAGATTAAAATCTTTTTAGCTCTAACATTTGGAGCATTCAAACAATTTAATTTAAAACTATGATAACGCCCGCTTTTAACACTTCGATATGTTTCTCCGGTTGTTTGGTTCGGATTGTAAACCATCAAAAAACGTGAATCACCTGTTAAGATAGATTCAATCGAATCAAATGTTTCTTGAGCAATTCCTGACGCTTCGGTAACAATTACCATTAAATTAGATGAATGAAAACCAGTCCAGGCTTCGGTTGTTTTATCCTGTGCCTTAAAAGCTAATAGAAACCGATCTTTTTTCCTAAACTTTATTTGATTTACAAGAACAGTACCGCCAATGAATCTTTTATCTTTTGCCTTCGCATATAAACTCGATATTTCAGACATCATAATATTTACAGCTTGCCGCCCCGTGGGGGCTGTGCATATTATTTTTGATGGATTGTGTAAATTTAAAAATGTTACTGCTGCTACTGCTGCAACAAAGTCCTTGCCTCTTGCATTACCTGACCTTGCCGATGTTCTTGAATTGTATTGTATACTCTTTAATATTTTTCTCTGTTTTCGATCAAGGCGAACACCTAATATTTCCCTTGCGTATTTATTCCAATCAGCCCGATATTCAGCACGTTTATTTCTGAGTATTTTCTCAACTGTGGTTTCCATCTAATCTAATAAATCGTCTATATCTTCCATGTTAATTTTATGACTTGCTTTTAATACATCTGGTACTTTGCCCTCTAATCTATCAAGTAACATATTTAAATATCCAACATTACCTTTTAAGGCATGTTGAA